ACAATGGAAAAACCACCGAAGACCCATCTATCAATAACAACATTCAGAAAGATCAAAGAACAGTCAAGTCGTTTGAAGATCTGAGGATAAAGAAGCGCTCAACTCCGCTTGAACTGCCTGACTATGGCTACAGAGTAAACTATGAAGTAGACTACGAGCGAGAGCAGGTAACTTTTGTTGAGAAGCAAAGAAAAGCAGATCCAGACATCAAAGTAGCCTTTCAAACTAACGTAGAAGATAGTGAAGACTCTGGTTATAGGCTTGAGATGGGTCTCTACATCGCAGATCTAAACAACAAGAGAAACATTCCCGCAGACAACGTAAGACTAAAAGTAACAGAAAAGTTTATCACCAACCAAGATGCTGAAACAGAACAGACTCAGGTTGCATTTGAGTTCTTAGCAAAAGACAACACGCTTGAGATAGTTTCTGGAGACACTCTGGATAATTACCCAAGATTCCTACAATCACTAGACACGATTGGTGCGACATCTCCACCCATAGTTTTGATGTCCGAGATGCTCGGTGTTTCAGAAGCAGCAGCAACATCCTACTGGAACGAAACAACAAAAACACTTTATGATGAGATGTTCTTAACTATTATGTCTACTACAGACAACAAGGCATTTAACTACGGTGCTGAGTTTGATGGTTTAACAGAATCCGCCGCAGACTACCTCTATCCAGGCGAAGATGTTCTTTATTCAGAACGAGAGATCGACGATGGAGAAGGCGAGACAAGACCGATAAACAACAAGGATGCTATTCTTGGCGAAAGCAGAGACCAGCAAATAAATGGTGACAAAGCCAGAGTCATCTATCTTGATCCTGCGACCTACGGCGGCACCTATTTGAACCCCCCTGTTTATGTCCGTCCTACAAAAAACACGGGATGGCTTGGGCTCGTAGACACTGTGTTTCCAGAACTTAGTCCCTGTAAGCCGCAGCGAACAGAAGTCGTAGACTTTAGTGAAATAGAATCAGAGATGATGAAGTCTTATTCTGGATTGTCGGAAGATGAGAGGCTAGCGGGAGACCCTGATTGTGTAACAGAGGTTCCCTACAACAGAATCCTAAGTCGCACAGGTAAAGCCGGAATCCAATCGGTAATCAGTGCCGCTTGTAGAATTCACTCGGTTCTACATTTTATTAAGTCAATCGCTACCTTCTCTAAGTTTAAGCCAGACTTTGATAACAACTTCAGCGATCTTTACGCATCGTTCATAGTAGAAGAAATGGAAAAGGGCTTCAAAGACGCCCAACAAAACGAGTTCTTCGAGTTGTTTAATCCGTTCAAGGATGAGGAGTTCTGGTATGCCTTCTTGGAACAGTCGGTTCAGACCTACGGAAGACTATTAGATGAGGGTGAGGTTATTGACCCTCCCGAGGATGTTATCCAGGCTTTGATTAGACTCAATAACATTCAGGAGCGCTACAACTATCCAGATCGCAAAGATCTGAAAGAAGCAAAGAAAAACGACGAAGTAACAATCTTCAAGACACTCAAAAACTACCGGAATGAAGACACCCTAGGTGTCGTAAAAGAAACAGAAGACATAGCCAAGATGGTACTCAAAGAGTTCGTCAAAAAAGAACTATCAGAGGTTGCTGAATCTTTCGAGATCTCAATGAAAAGAAACGATTTTATTGATGATTCTTACGCTACTAACATCTACTACTACATTCTCCACGGCGCTAGCGGTTTAACCGCTGGAAGCCAACTAAACCTACTTGGACAACTAAAGGAAGGTGTCGCCGATTCAAGTGAAGTCCTACAGAGAAACTACACCAATGGCGATGAGATGGCTCTCGAAGACGGCACTCCCTACATTGGCTACTATCACACAATGGGCGAAGGCGATAACCAGACCTTTATGACTGGCGAAGAGCACTCCGATGAATCTGTAGATTTGACTTTGTTTGCAAACAACGTAATTGTAAAAGCAGGAAGCGAAGGAATAGGTGCTGTCGAAACAACAAGACCCACAGGCACACAGCCATTTGGAATTCGGGCTTACCTAAAGACATCTCAAGACCCTAGCGACGATGTGGATCCCTTTAACATTCCATCAGCAATAACATCACAAGAGGGAAATGTTTCTGATGTTTATCCCGGCACCCTATCACTTGTTTACGCTGGGCAAAAAACCAGAGATGACGATGCTATTGCCCTGTCTGGAGAGGCAGCAGGACGCCCGGTCGTAGGACTCCAAGGTGAACTTGGGCTTCGTTATGGTCTTGAGTTCTACGCAAATGTTGGCGGCACAATGAGAACAGTTACAAAAGTAGAAGTAGATGTTCTTGATCTCCCTCTATCTAAATTACAGCCGCTGGAGCCGAGCAGTAAGGAAATGCTTTGCCTGATCAATAACCTGTTGGATGATGATAAGTTCAAATTGTTTATGCGTTATTGCCTGCCTCCAGCCAAACTCTTATCAACAATTGCTATCTACAACGATTTAGCCTTCTTGCCGTCTATTGGCGAGAGTGTTAATGATGACGCAAAAAAGAATAGTGGAGGGACTAAGCCGGGTAGAAAAGCGCTCCCTGATCCCGATGATAATACATCGCTCTCGTTTAATCCTGATGACCCCGGAACTCCAGGCTGGTATCCCAAGAAGGAGCGCCGCGCTTTCACACCGTTTGTTTTGACCTGGGATGAGTGGGATCAGACAACAATGAGAAGAACTAACTCACAACTCAAGAAGATGTTCAAGGAATACTACAACTCCCGTGATTTCGGTTCTACTGAAGAAGAAGACAACGGAATTGTTGCTACGAACCTAAAGACCTTAAGGGAGAAGTTTAGACTCTCACCCGGCAAGAGAATCCTACCTTGGTGGAAACGACGTTATTTGAGAAGCAATCCTTTCAATGCCGATGAGCAATTATGTGAAAATAAAGACGAATAACTAAATAGTAATGGAATCTGGAGGGAAATAGGTGGCTTCATACGCAGTTAGTTTACCGCTCACGCAAGATACGGGCGATGGTTACACAATGATCAAGAGAATTAAGGCTCTTGTAAAGCAGAACATAAAGATGCTCATCTTGACCAATCCTGGCGAAAGAGTGATGGAGCCTGAGTATGGAGTAGGCATAAGACAATTCCTATTTGAGAACTTTCAGTCTGATGTCTACGAGAGAATAGACAACAAGATAAGAGAACAAGTAGCCCAATACATGCCCGCCGTCCAGATTAGAAAACTTCAATTCGCCGGCTCCGATCCAGACACTAACACATTGGGGCTTTACTTGGAGTATTCCATCCCACAAATCGCCACAAGCGATTTGCTAGAAATCACTATTTAGTGTGAGGACAATTTATGACAAACAAAAAGAAAGTAGCGATCAACTACACCAATCGTGATTACGAATCAATCAGGGACGATCTCACACAAATAGCAGAGCGTTTCTATCCAGACACTTTTCAGGATTTTAGTGAAGGATCTTTTGGGGCGATGATGCTCGACGACGTCGCTTATGTTGGAGACCAACTTTCTTTCTATCTTGACTACAACGTCAATGAGACCTTCCTAGACACTGCTTATCAGTATGGAAACGTAGTTCGCCAAGGACGAATTCTTGGCTACAAGAACACCGGCAGACCATCAACTTACGGAAAGGTCGCCCTCTATGTCTTGGTTCCTGCGTCCCCCACGGGTCTAGGACCGCAGACCTCTTACATTCCCACTCTAAAGAGAGGCACAAGATTTACTTCGCAGAATGGTTTGAGCTTTGTTCTCACCGAAAACATTGACTTCGCGGATCCCAAAAACCCAGTCGTTGTTGCGAGAACAGACACGACAACTGGTGCGCCAAGTTACTACGCCATCAAATCTTATGGTGATGTTGTCTCTGGTTTCTTTGGTGTTGAGCAAGCAGTTGTTGGAGGCTTTGAGAGATTCAAGAGAATTAAACTATCAAACGCAAACATCTCAGAGATCGTCAGTGTTACAGACACGGATGGAAACGAATATTTTGAGGTTGATTATCTAGCCCAAGACATCGTCTACAAAGAATTGACCAACAAGAACTACAAGGCAGACAACGTGCCTTCTATTCTTAAGCCCCTGCTCGTGAGTAGAAAGTTTCAAGTAGTCCACGAGCCTGAAGGTGTCTATCTTCAATTTGGTTCTGGCGAAGATGGTGCGTCCGACGTGGTTGCTGAACCACAGAACGTAGCTATGAACATCTTCGGCAAGAGCTATGTTACAGACACGGCTTTTGACCCAAGCAGATTAACGAATAACCGAAGCTTCGGGATTGTCCCCGCCAACACAACACTTACAATAGCTTTCAGACAGACAAATCCAACAAACTCAAACATTGCTGCTGGCGGACTAAATCAAGTCTCAAGTGTCTTGATGGACTTTGAGGATCTTTCAACGCTCGCCGCCAGCGAGGTTTCGTTTGTTCGCAACTCGGTTGAGGTTTCTAACGAGGAGCCAATCGTAGGTAATGTCTCAAACCCAACAACAGCAGAAGTCAAGCAGAGAATTTAC